AATCGATCTAACAGCGTAGAATTATCTACGTTGATAGCTAAATAAGGAGAAAGAAACACATGGCAACTCAAGATTACGCCGCAAGTATTCAAGGCGTGTCCATTCGAGTTACTCGCCTCGATGCGGCCGGTAATCTTCTGAATGGCGCAGGAGATAGCTACACAACGTCAGCTTTCATCCGCGTTTCATTTACGCCTGAATATGAAGAAGGAGATGAAATTACAGAGAAGGCTGCCGATGGCACCGTCTGTGTAGTTTACAAGTCCCCAGATACGCTAAAGCGTATCACAATGGAGCTTGCAATTTGCGAGCCAGATCCAGAATTAACGCAGCTTATGTCCGGCGGTCTCTTGCTTCGCAAGAACCTTGGAACGTTTGCTGTACCAGACCGTAAGTCAATCGGTTGGTCTTCACCAGCAGTAGGAGATGATCCTGCAGCAGAAGGTGTTGCAATCGAGTGCTGGTCATTTGCAATTAAAGATGGAAAGAAGAGCTCAACTCTTCCTTACTTCCACTGGGTATTCCCATACGTCAAGGTTCGCCAATCTGGTGACCGTGTAATTGAGAATGGTTTGCTTGCAAACACATTTGAAGGTTACGGTCTTGGAAACACACTATTTGGTTCCGGCCTCGATGAGCGCTGGGAGTTCCCTATCGCAACAGAACGTCCATACTCATATGCACGTTCAGCATGGGCACCAACAGGACGCAATGGTTTCTACAGATGGCACCCAGATATCACAAGGTCAGTAAACAACAAGGCTATATCAAGCAACGTTGCAACTCTTACAACGTCAGCTGCTCATACCTTTGAGATTGGCGACACAGTCGTTGTATCTGGCGTTGATGGTACACTAAATGGTACTCACACCATTACCGCTGTACCAAGCACTACCACGTTCCGTTTCGCAAAAACTGCCGGAGATGTTGCATCAACTGCAGTATCACCTGTAGGAACAGCTTTAGTTGCAACCAACAGCCGCGCAGTCACCGACTTCGATAGCCAAGGTTCAACAAGCGCTTACAACGTTCCAGGAAACAATGATTACAACGCCGATGTACCTATCGACTTTATCATTGCTTCAACCGAGGACCCAACAGCGTAGTTTCGTAATTTGGGCGGTGTGCCAATGTGTAAATATATGTACACAGGTACACCGCCCGTTTTACTAATAGGACAAGAAGGACGGATATGAGTAACCTTTGGGTAACACCAGACGAGCTTGGCGACTACGCCGACTCAGAGTTTGCCTATGAAGCATGCAAGTCTGCCTCCGGTCTTTTGTGGGCAATGTCAGGTCGCAAGTACAGCGGTGTTACGACTGTAACTGAGCGCTATGTTTGCCAAAATCGTGTGTTCCGCCTCGGAGCTTCTGTAAACACATATCAAGCCTTACTTCTTAACGGTTCGGTGTTTAACATCCCGTCCGATGAATTTGATAACTTTAATGACCGTGTAGTTGACGGTTTATCCCCTGAGTCACGTATTCGTTTGCGTGGACGCCCTGTAACAAAGGTTCACGCGATTCGTCGTCGTGACGGACTTATTGTTGACCCATCATCTTACTATCTAGTAGATCACTCAACAATTCAAGCAGCTACCGGGGTCCAGTGGACTCCGTGTAATCTTGAGATTACATACTCCTATGGAACATACCCTCCAACGATGGGTAAGATGGCAGCAAGAACACTAGCCATCGAGTTTGCCAAGCTTTACTCAGGAGACGATGACTGTGCTCTTCCACAGAGAGTTACCTCGATATCTCGTCAAGGCGTTTCCTATACCCTTCTTGATAACCAGGATTTCATCGAAGAGATGCGCACAGGTATCTACATGGTAGACCTTTTCCTAAAGGCAACCAACCCTGACAAGGCGCGAACAAAGTCACGTGTATTTTCCCCCGACGTTCCGCGTGGACGTCGCTATACTCCAAAGCCTCTTCGTCTTGGAACAAGTGAGCTTGACATCTCAGTAAAAGCAAACGGCGGAACTATTACCGTGCCTCTCGAGTATATCGCTGCCGAGTTTCTTGTTGATGACGGCGACTGGGTTCCAGAGATTATTCTTCGCAACTACGGTCAAACAAAGCAGCTCGAGCTTGACGCAGGTGCGGTAAGTATTGACGAGGCTGCGTTTGATATTACCTTTAACATTGCCTACAATGACGCACTTAAAACTATAGGAATGACTGACCCTGGAACGTATGATCTCTACGCGTCACGCCCTAGCGTAGAAACACCGGGAACCACCGAAACCGTTCTAGTCTGCTCCGGAAACGTAAGATTTCAGCTAGCCGACGGAGGAGTCAATGCCTTCACAATCGGCGGGTAACCTCAACTAACGACACTAAGGAGAAGCAGTGATGCAAGACAGTAAAAGAATGTTTAATATCTCGAGTCCTGCTCGAAAGCACTTTAAAGCTGGTAAGACAGCCGCTCACGAGGGATTAGAGACACTTTCACCTGCGCCCGAGGCTAATTCCACAGGCGAGAAGTAAGGGTATCTAAATGGCAGCTATATATGACGTTTCAAGCGTAGATCCAGATGCACTTAGCCTTAAGAACATGATGGACCAGGTTCTTGAAAAGGTTACATCGGTGTTTACCTCCTATGGAGTACCTCTGCCTGCTCGCTGCTACTGGACAATGGGAGATCCTGCCATTGACTGCGAACAACTAGTGGTTTCATTTGTTCAAGTTTACCTTGGTATGCCAGGGGATCAGGCTGCAACGCCTCAAAGGTGCCACATGCCAAGAACTGCTGTTCTCACGATTTCAATTGCTCGAGAGGTTCCTGTAGTTGGATTGAACGGTCGCCCTCCATCAGCTGAAAAGATCGAAGCTGGCAGTGCCTTATCAGCAGTTGACGCGTGGGTACTTATGGAGTCAATGAAGTCATTTGATCCTTGGGATGAAGGTATTCCCGGCATGGGAGTTATTGCAACTGTTGATGCCTCTACCGCTGAGGGTGGTTTTCAGGTAGTCAACATGCAGCTGTCAGTGGTGGTTCCATAATGGCGGTAAAGGTAATTCTCTATCCTGGACCAATGAACATGATGTTAAAAAGTCCAGCTGGAGAAGTAGGACGTTTTCTTGCAGGACGTGCAAGACTGATTGTTTTTGGCGCAAAAAAGCAAGTCGGCAAGAAGACCAAAAAACTACAACAGTCGATACACAGTCGACAAAGCAGAACTGCCTACGGCCAGATGGTGTGGATTGGCTCTACAGTGGAGTACGCCCTTGCGCACCACGAAGGAACTAAGCCTCACATAATTAAACCTAACAAGGCTAAGGCACTTAGATTTACAGCAGGTACGAGAGTCATATACTCTCGTGCTGTAAAGCACCCTGGTACTCGTGCAAATAGGTATCTAAAAGACCAATTGTACATCGCAGTACTGTGATAAAATAAACTCGAGACACCCGTCTCAAGACACATGAGAAAAGAGAAATAAATGACTAATAGATTCAAGGACTTTGGCGCCGGCACGGCAGGAGAAAACAAGCCGCTGTCATTTAAGCTTCACGACGAGGAGTTTCATTGCGTTCCCGTAATGCAAGGAAAGCTTCTTCTTGAACTTGTTGTGGACGCTTCATCAGATGCCCCAGAGGCAGCTGCAAAGGTAATTACCTCGTTCTTCAAGCAAGTATTGCAAGATGAAAGTTACGCTCGATTTGATGCTCTTTTATCCGACAAGGACAAAATTGTATCTGTAGAAACACTTGGCGAGATCACCGGCTGGTTAATGGAAGAGTACACAAACCGCCCGGAAGAGCAGCCAGAGCTCTCCTCTCCTGGGCAGTAGATCTCTGGTACTACGTGAATGGAAAAGCATTGGTAAACGGACTGCAACTAGTAGACATGCCAGCCAGCGACATGCTGGATGTCATTCACTACTTCTTTGAGGATGATCTAAACTACTCAACTGCGGAGCAGGCCGAGGCTCGTGATAAAACACGTGACTCGATATACCAAGAGTTGTATCACAGCTCATACAAGTATAGTCGTAAAACCTCTAATGGAGCATACGAACCTTCACCAACAGATGAAGTTGATACTCCTGAGGAAAAAATGCCTGAGCCATTCAACCCAGCACAACGACCAAAGGCCTACGTTGAACCGACTAAGGTCAACGCAGATCTACAAAAACCTTTTGGAAACGTCCTAGACGCTCCATTTCAACACTAGCTAAAAACAAAACAGCACAGCACAAGAAAGGAGGTGAGAAAAAATGGCACTTGTTGGAGAAGCACACATCGTTGTCCGCGCGATAACGGATAAGGTAGCAAGCGACATCAAAAACGGCTTTAGCGGAATTGGGGACGTTGGAGGCAGGGCTGGAGCTGATGCCGGAAGAAGCTTTAGCAGAGGTTTTGCAAAAAACAACAAGAGCATATTTGATAGTGCGTTTATCAAAAATGCGATTGCCACGAATAAGCAGCTTGTGTCTCTTACTCGAACTGGAAGAACAGTCGGTACTGCACTAGCTGCACTTGCCTCTGGTGCTGGCGCACTCATAAGCTCAATAGTTGCTTTAGGCGCGTCAGCAGCTGCGGCCGGTCCTTCATTACTTGTTTTTGGTTCTATTCTAAGCTCAGTGGCCATAGGTGCAATAACTGCTAAACTAGCATTAGGCGGAATTGGCGCCGCAGTCGGTAAGCTTAACAAGGCAAAGACTAAGGCAGCCAAGGATGATACTGCGCAGAAACGTCGTGTATTTGACGCTGAGAAAGCTCTTGCTCTTGTTATTGAAAAGAACACTGAAGATACTTTACAGTATGATGCAGATCTAGTAGACTCTAAGAAAAAAGTAACTGAGGCACAGACCGAACTTACCAAGGCAATTGAAGAAGGAAATGAGGAGCTTCAGCAACTTGGCTTTGACGCGGAGGACGCGGCACTTGCCGAGAAGAAGGCAGCCCTTGAACTTGAGAAGGCTCGCGAAACTTTGCAGCGTGCTCAAGATCTCCCACCAAACTCTCGTGCTCGCAAGGAGGCTGAGCTCGCGTATGCGCAGGCGGAGCTTGGACTGCGTAAGGCAAAGGATGCAAACTCAGATCTTGCAGCAGAGCAACTGCGTCTTTCAAAAACAGGTGTAGATGGTACTCAAGTTGTTATTAACGCAAAT